GGGCTGTGCCAGTATTGGGCACAAGTTCTAATTCTGGAATTTGGCCTTTGGTTGGATTCCAACCTTCTGGTAATAATTCATCCATACGCATAATAGTTTTCCTAAGTTAGAATATTTATTTGTTTAACTCCATTGTAGCAAGAATAAGGTTTTGTACGTGGGTTTACGAAACGCTACGCAGGCTTGCCAATAGTCTATGCTGGTTCCATTGTGATACGCCCACGCACTGTAGTGACTGCCTATGTGCGTGTTCAGCCATGTTTCCATTTGATCCACAGCTGAAACCCAATCCAACTGATCATGCTGATTGAATATCAAAGGCCAGTGTGCAACAGCAATGTGTTCAAACGAGTGCGCATCTGGTAGATAGAACGTTCTGGGCATGTGAATATTTATTCCTACTGCAAGCAGAAACACAGTTGCTATCTGCGTTTTACCGCTTGCTACTTCGTAGCATAGTTATATGCTAAAATTTTTTCCGCGCCGCTTCGCGTGAGTTATGCCTGCGCTTCACCCCAACGTAGAATAATGTTGGTGTCAGTGTTGGATCCACTCACCTTGTACACATTGATGGCCAATACATCTGGACCATTGGGGAATGTGCCACGTCCACCAATACTGGTGCTGGTCAATTCTTTCAATGAGTTCAATGGCAGTGTGGTAGTTTCGCCTGGGTTGGTGATAAAGGAGAACACCTGTTCGCCTGGCAGTGCATACTGCGCACCAAATTTGAACTCCACAGACGTGTCTTTGGCAATAGTGGTGTTGGCACTTTGAGTAAATGCCACACGTTGAAACACAGTGGTGGTCACCGTGGCATTGGTGTTGGGCCAAGTGGCTGTGCCAGTTACGGTGCTGATCACTTCCAAACTGCCTGCTGAGCTGGCAGAAACCAACCAAGTGCCGTTGTACCCAGTAACTCCAGTTATTCCCGTCACTGTGACACTGGATCCCACTGGATATATTTGTGTGCCCGTTAGAGCAAATGTTACTCTTGAGCCACCGCTGGTTGATGTGGCATTGGTCAACACACTGACTATGTTGTTGCCCAACTGTCTAGTGGTCAAAGCGCCCACACCAGTACCCGCTGGAAATTGTGTGTATGTGGTGTTGATTTTGGTACCCACTGTGGCTCCACTGGCTGTCCACACTGTGTTGTTGAAGAACAAAAAGTTCTTGTTCACATATGCATCAGCTGAACCTGCCGCATCCACCACCACTGTGATGAACTGATTGCCGTTGCTGCCCGTCATGGCTGTACTGGTTGCGTTGGCATTGGCACTCATAATTATCCTGGTGCAACTGATGCTGTTCAGGGTGATAGAGCCCACTGTGACACTTAAAATAGTCTGCCCGCCAGTTAGGAATGAACCATTGGTCAGCACATCACCCACTGCCAATCCACTCACTGTCCAGTCTGAATCGTACACCAATATGTCACTGCGGTTTGAACTAATGGCTGAACCGTAGGTCAATGACGCTTGGCTGGCTGCTTGTATACTGGCTATGTTGTTGCCGCTGTTGGCCGCACTGTTGCTGTTGGCCGCACTGCTCATCAGCACTCTGATGTATGAGACTCCAGCAATGGTGGTGTAGTTGGGAGTGATGCTGGAAATCGTCTGGCTGCTGGTGAGATAAGTGGCCACACTCAACAAGTCAGACACACTGGCGCCAGTGGTGCTGGTGGTCAAAAAGTCAAATCTAGTGGAATTCAGCGCACGATTGTACAGGGTGGCCACACTGCTGGTAACCACTGTGCTGATGTTTTGCGCACCATTGGTTGCGGCCGCTGGACTGCTCACAGTGGCCACAGCATTCATAATGATTCTTGTGTATGCAACAGCGTTGACTGTGACATAGTCTCTTGTGACAGTGGATATGGTTTGCCCACTGAGATATGTGGCAGTGCTTAATGGATCTCCGTTTATCCATGGAGTTTGAGCCACTGCGGTGTCGTAACTGCTGGTGGTGACCAAGAAATCGTTACGGCTAGTGCTAAATGCCTGGGTATAAGCAGGCAACCATGGAGTTGTAACACCCAGAGTAATATCAGTGCCGGCCGCTGAAGTAACTGTCAAGTTCTGACTCAGCACAATACGTGTGTATGCACCGTTGGAAGTTGATTTAGGTTCATTGAGTGCAAAGTCAGTGGTTATGGCCGTAATTGTAGTTCCGTTGGGAACACCACTTCCAGATACAGCATTTCCCACAGTGGGTAGTGGCAAAAGTGCTGCCAGGGTTGCAGTTGACACAACAATATCATTACGTCCTAGGGTAGTGGCTCTTGTATATCTGTAACCAGTGATTGCAGTAAGATTGGCTGTGGTCTGATCTCCAAGAGTACTTGACGGAGTAGCAGTGAACACAATCCTAGTGTAAATTCCACCAAGGTAACTGGGAGTAATACTGCTGATAACACGCAGTTGTCCCACAGCAATTTGCACATTGTCACCTGCACCAATTGCTGTTGCGGCTGAAGCCTGCAATGTGTTATACTGCACATTGGTAATCAAAATATCAATTCTTCCAGACAGCACAGCATATCTGTAGTTTGTGTTGCCGTAGGGTTGAGTACCGCTGAAACCGCGAGCAGTTATAGTTACATTATTATTGACACTTGCACTGGCAAGGTTACTGGCAAATGCCAGGGCAATTAGGCTGTTTGAAGCATTGCCAAAACTTGCGGCCTGCACTGTGGCTGTGATAATATTAAAGCTGAACGCAGTAAGTGAAACTGATACCGGAGCAAACGATCTAGCAGTAATTGAAGTTGAAATTTTTCCAGCAACTACGGCAGAGCTAGTACTCGCACCTCCGCCCCATGTTACTGATCCACCAGCCGCAATTTGTGCAAAACTTGGCTGACCACCAGCCGCACTAGAACTTAATCCGTTCCATGATATCTTGGTTGGGTCAGTTGGATAGTTGATAGGGTTTAATATTCCCTGAATAACAATACCGCCCGCATTGTTTGGTTTTTCACCGGCCCATGTTAGATTAACACCATACGTTCCGCTAGCACCAGTGCCGCTGGTAAATGTTGGCGCAGTTGAACTAAATGTTCCAGTACTGGTTGCCTGATACCAATTCTTAACACCACCAGATGTATAATTATAGTATAATCCGCTGGTTGCAGTTCCGCCTGACGACCATTCATTTCCTGTGAATGGATCTTCTGAACTAACTGCGTTGGATGAAATTGCAATAGCATCTAGAAGAATTTGAGCTCGATTCAATAATTCTCGTTCTCCAAGGTCTCCTGTTTGTGCATTTGATACACTGGGTGCTAACCGTATCAAGAACGATGTGACTGGATCCACGCTGGCCGCAACACCAGTAGATGCATAGTTGAACAAATAACCACGGTCTGCATCAAACTGTCCGTCAATCATAAACGCACTACCCCAGTGACTGATAATTGGAGTAATTGTATTTGATATCAGTATCACACCCTTGTTTATATCATGACTGGCAGCTGGTCCAGCTGTGAATGACTTATTTGATCCTGCTACAAACTGTGTTAATGAACTGCCCCTAACACAGTTTAGTAAACTAGTACTGCTTTTATTGGTGTATCGAATTATTTCGTTTTCGACCATCACAGTTCCTGCTGTGGGGAAAAATGTAGTGTTTGTTAACTGTAAAATAGTTGTGGTACTGTTAATTGCAACAGACAACTTGTCTTTGGCACCTTCGTTAACAACTTCGTAGCGTACTGGCATATTACCAGTTCTCATATACGCTTCGGTATTCACGTTGCTGTTACGGAATCTGTGTGCAAAACAATAGTTGCCGTCAGATCCTCGAAGCATGAAATCAATAAATCCAGCTCCGTACCATGTCCACTGCATACCAATCATCTGCATTTTGGTTACGTCTAAAGTGTAGCCGCTTTGGCCGGAACCATTTAGTGTATCTAAATTCCATTCATTCTGAGTAACAATTAAATCTATTGTTTTACATATTTTAGCATTTACTAACGAACTTACGCCTCTATAATCTGGAGTAACCGACATGCTGGTATCACTGATAACATTAGATACCACGTGACTCATGCCTCTTATAACAATGCGATCCCCTGCTGCCAACTGTTGTGTAAATCTAGTATTTGTTCCAGATATTGCGTTAGAATTTATTCCTAAATTGATAGTTCCCGCAATTTGAAATGTGCTTGATCGTTTTACTAGACTCATTTGAAGGCCGTCGTACTGCCAGAACATTCCGTTTTGATCATCAAATGTGCCCGATCGAACAGTTGCGCCGTGCCATCCACGGATACTCATATTACACGGACTACCTAATACTCCAGAAGTTGATCCCAGTGTAGTTGTTGCAACAACTCGTAATACTCTTTCATTAACGATATTGCTTACCACATATACTCCGTTATACCCGGCAGTAGTAACGTTATTAAGTTGTACCTGCGCACCAATTTGACAGCCGTGATCCACATCATCTATAGATATTGTAATTACTGACCCAACAGTTGTTCCAGAAGCCGATATGCTTAAAATATCATAGCTAGGTGCAAATAATGCACCGGTGTTGTACATGATACCTTTACCTGATTGGTAACGAATATATTTCTTACTCATACGAATTGCTTGAGCACCATGGGCTGGACCACCGGTTCCTAATTGCACACCGCCATCCAACGGTCTATGCACATAGTAACTGTCTGGTCTACTGTAAACAATACCAACCAGTGTGTTTGCCAATATGCCCGGTGCTCGTGCAGTGTATCTTATAGAAGTTGATGTAGGCACTTGTTCAACATAATATGCGCCAGCAGCCAACTGTGCATTTGAACCAGTACTGCTTATGGTAACTGTGATACTATCACCAGGAATAAATCCGTGCGGGGTTGCAAACTGTATTTCAATAGTTGCAATTGAGGTATAAGTTAACGTTGCACCATTAGCCACAGTACCGGTAGTAACTTCACTGAGTGTTACTGAACCAATAAAACTAACAGTGCCAGTTGCTACAGGAGTGCCTGCATGTGATATTGCTGTAATTGCTCCGCCTGACGTCACCGTCAATACCGTAATTTTAGCTCCTAAATTTCCGCCTTGTACAGTAATTACATCACCTATTGCATACCCACTGCCTGTTGCGTCCACTGTGATTTCTTGAACGCCACCACCCAGTGCAACTGTATTAACAGTTAATCCTGTGCCGCCTGCGGGAGAAACAGTTGTAGCTACACCTGTACCAGACGAATATCCAGATCCATACTCTAATGTTGCATCATCAAACGTGGCAACTGAATTTATACCCGTTGCTCCGGTCACTGTGATATCTATATTATTACCAGGTTGATTGCCGCCGAGACTTGTGCCTGATATTGTGATAACTTCACCCACAACATAGCCTCCGCCAACTGAACTGCCGGTTGCTACTGAATAAATTGTGTCTATTCTAGAAACATTGAATGTTGCGCCAGCACCAGAGCCGTTTGTGCTATTAGGTACGATACTGGTATATGTTCCTGTGGTTCCTTCAATTGCAGATGTCAATGCGCCTGATAGTGTTAGTGTATTTTGAACAATATTTGTAACTTGTACCGCTACTCCGTCTCCTCTATTTAATAATAGGCCTGGAATTATTCCCTCGGTGCTTGTTACAATTATACTAGTATCCCCAATGTTGGCTGTGGCATTTAATTTAACACTAACTACTGTTCCGCCAGTTCCAGTTATTCCAGATATCTGTGCACCAGATTGTATACCAGTTCCTGATACTGGGCTTCCTATCAAGGGAGATGCGCCGGTAAATCCAACAAACGAACTCCCAGCGGGAACTGCAAGTGAGGTTGTTACAGTTCCACTTTGACCGTTAGAGTAAACAGTAAATACAGGTTGTCCCACACTTGATCCAGTATAAAATCCACCTGCTCTCAGTTGTGTATAACTGGAACTTAGCAGTGTAGGATTAACTGTTCCTACTTTATTTTTTGCATAATAGGTAAAAGAAGTTGACGTTGGAATCGCCGCAACAATAAAAGTTCCTTCAGCACGACCAAAGCCAAGTACACTGCTTGATAACGCCTTAATGGTAAAAACATCGCCTACAAGAAATCCATGAGCGGCCACAGTCACTACTGTGATAGTGCTTGATCCAGTGCCGGTTGGTGTATTTGTTGCACTGGCATCTGATGTTACTGATACTACGAATTTATCACTACCTGGTATTTCGTACACACTGGGATAATTACGCATTGTTGAAATTGTTTGCCATTTGGTTGGCTGTAGTCCGTATTCAAAGTCAGCGTCTAACATGGACTGTGGAATACCAACTTTCTGACGTTCCATGGCATCTGTTGCAATACTGTTGAGTCTTACTGTTTGTTCTTTGGCTTCTACGAAAATTTGTATACTGTCAGTTACCATGTGTGTACTGGTGTCAATATCAAACGTAATAGTAGTTACCCGATCATTGCCGTATAATGCGCCGGCAAAATCGTTGTCATAGGTTTCAGTATACGTTAGTTCTGCTTTATAAGAAGGATCTGCAAAATTATAATATATAATGTTTCGGCTGGTATTTGTAATTAACAATACATCTTTAAGTTTATAAAATCCAGGAAATTTAACAGCGCCTCTATTAGAAACAACCGCAGGCAATACCGATAGCCCAATATCAATTACTGTGATAACAATATCAGCAAGAGTTGCCAGTTTGGCTTTGCCAGCAGTTTCTGCAACATAGGCATTGTCTCTAATCTGTGTAAATGTGGTTTGTCTAAAAGTAAATGCCGCATTGGTTAAAATATAATTTTGAATTAAATTTTTAATAAACGTGTGTGCATAAACTTCAGGCTGACGATCACCGTCTACTTGCGGATACCCACCTAACCAATAATACTGAGCATTGAAAACTGTTTGTCTATTGCCGCCGTGTTTGAGGTCTGATAGATATCCTTCTAACACATAACTAACATCTCGGCGACATTTTTCTGCATTATATGTATAGTAAGCATATGGTGAAATATTGTTTGATGCGTTGTACTCTATGTATGCAATGGTTTCTTCTTGAATAAATTTTTTGTTTACTTCCAATAGATAGGCTGCATTTGGAAATAAATTAGTATCCGGAATAACATTTCCGGGTGTAAATTTATAATTCGATATTTGTTTCTTTGCCATTTAAATTAATCCTCAATTAGCTTAGTGCTATAGACATAGCAACTGATCTTGCGTCTACATATTTCTTATTGGCCGCATGTACAGTACTAGTGGGTGTATTACTTATGCTTATATTACCACTGGCTGTTACATTATTAGTGGTTATTGAATCACTAGTTACCGTTCCAGTGAATGCAGGGCTTGCAAACATTGTGGCCTTTGATTCATTGGTTACATTGCCTAATGCCACCATGGTCTTTGTTATACCACTTACTGTTCCGGTAAATGTGGGACTTGCAAACATTATGGCCTTTGATTCATTGGTTACATTGCCTAGTCCTACCATTACAGCAGTAACACCTGTTACCGTGCCAGTAAACACTGGATTTGTAAACATTTCAGCTTTGCTTTCAAGGGTTACGGGTTTTACTTCCCATGTTATACCGTTCCAAAACCAAGTGTCTATACCTACTATAACAGTATCATTTATTACAGGGTTGCTGGGAAAATTTATTGCCATGATTTATCCTATTTGTTATATTTAGTTAAATAGTTTGGCAAACTAAATACTAGCACATTATAATTTCATCTGATGACTATAACTCGTGTTAGCATCTCAGATCCTATACAGGATCAAGGCACTACAATTTTATCTGGGCCAAAGGGTTACATACTGCTACAGGATCTCATGTGGTGTCCTAAGGATCGGTGGGATCTGCTGGAGATTTACTATTGGGAGAGTTGGGCTGTGCTCATGGGAGCATATCACTGCTGTTTTTCAATTCCTGGAAAAGTTTCGTTGCTGCCACCAGATGATCCACGGTGTAGTATGAGCTAGTGCCATCACTGCCCACATTGCTGACATTTCGTAGGGCCATGATCCACATATGGGCATGGGATTGATCAAGCTAAACACAAATCCCAGCAAGAACAAGGGTGCTGGAGCAAGGCTCACTGTTTGATATACCAGTTTCATATTATATAGCACTGATATCTTTAATGGTAATATTGCCAATCATTCCGCCGTGACTAGCACAGAGATAGCCGTAGGTGCCGCTGATGCCAGCTGGAATTTTCCAGTACAGTGTGCCACTTTGCTTGCCCTGGGCACTTGACCCTGTGGTCACTGTGCCACTGGTTGTGACATGTACCAAACCAGTGTTGTAATTTGCTCCTGAAAAACGGATCAAGAATGGGTGACTTGACGATCCTGTTAAATCAAATGCTATAGTGGTTCCGCTGATAGCATAGATTGTAGGATTATTCCCACTGTATTGGTCAAACAAATATGCTGATGTACCGCTGGCGGAAACCGTTAACATTGTAATTGCAGGCAGGTAAATTTTATCTATAGTCAGTCCTGCAACATCTGATAGTCCGCTAAATGTTGTAGCACCGCCGCTTGTGGTATACTGTGGTATATTTAAAATACCACCAGAGAAAGTGGCCGCACCGTTTGATCCAGTAGTAGTTAATGTGATAGGTGCTTGATAGTCACTTCCAGCTGTGGCAGCGGCAAGAGCATTTGCTCCATTGCCTTTGACTAACCCACTGATAGTGCCAATTGGTGCTTGGTAATCAGTGCCAGCTATGGCAGCGGCAAGAGCATTTGCTCCATTGCCTTTGACTAACCCACTGATAGTGCCAATTGGTGCTTGGTAATCAGTGCCAGCAGTAGCGGCTGATATGGCAGTGCCATTGCCTTTCAACACACCAGTGATGCTGGTGGTGATTGTGATTGCAGGAGTTGAGCTGGCAGTGGCCACAGTGCCGGTAAATCCATTTGCAGAAGCAACACTTACAGTAGTAACTGTGCCAGCGCCAGCACCTCCGGCTGTGGCATCAGCATCATTGATCCATTGCGAGCCGTTGTATTTCAGTACTTGTCCAGTACTTGGAGTAGTAATAGTTACATCAGTCAACCCGTCTAAATTAGACGCAGAAGAAACGGTGATAGTGCCGCCGAGACTGACACTAGTACCATTTATTGTGATACTACTATTGGTTAATGCACTGTTGCCAATATTAGATATGGTATTTGATGCGCCGCTTATAGTCTTGTTGGTTAACGTCTGGATGCCTGTTAATGTGCTGACTACTGCGGTATCAATGCCCAGTGTAATAGCCGTGTTTGCTGATCCAGCTGATCCGCCTGTAATACCACTGCCAGTTTGTACACTGGCAACATAGTTACCCGAGGTGCCTGTTCCTAAAGTAATTGCGCCAACTGTTGCAGAAATAGAATTATTTGTGTCGTTATAACTAAAAGAAATACCAGTATGCGAACCAGTTGCAAATAACGAAGCAGTGCCGTCCTGCGAGTCGTCCAAAGTGATGCCGCCGCCGCCGCTACCAGTTATAGCATTTATGGTGTATACACCATTATTATTTGATATAGTTACGTTAGTACCAGCTAGGAGTCCAGAGACTCCAACGTCTGATAATAGAGCCAGTGGTAACCAACTAGCAGAATGCGCCACATACAATCTTCCAGTTTCGTGTACGTGTGCTACCATGCCGTGCCATGTGGCCGCAGGTGCTTCGGTATTTAAATCTGACAGAGTTTCCCAATGAAACCTCACATAGTTTTTTTGAGCAGTTACATTAATACTACCGGTGACACTGAGTGTGCTGCCAGACCATCCAACGCTAGACAAGTCATCTACTGTTGTTCCAGCACTAGAATAATAAGCAAGTTTACCTGCTAGACCAGAATTTACTGTACCGCTTCCACTACCGCCACTACCGCCGGCACTGAAACTAGGAGCCATGGGTTGCACCCATTGTAGGCTAGTGCCGTCATTGTAATAGATGTAGAGTTTACCTGTGCTGGTATTGAACCACAGTGTGCCGTTTTTTGCTGTAGGTGCTACTGGCGGAGTATCTGATAAAACAGCATTACCACTTAACAAACTTATGGTGTCTAAAGTCCATGTTCGGGTGGCAAGGGTACTTCCGCCCTGGTTAACCCCGTCCATTATTCGTAAACTTCCTAAGTCTACGTCATAGACAATCATCCCAGAGCTATAGGATAGTCTGTCTAAATCAACAGCATTCTTTGCTTCTAATTTAACGCTATGCTCGGTTTTCATAATACTAGTTCCCGTTAACTAGTATTTACCCGTTTTACTCTTTGAAATAATATTCGTAATTAACGCTGGTTGGATTTTCTTTACGGATTTTAGCACCGTTTTTAAGATGAAATCTTTTTGCCATTTCTGTTTGCGGACTTAGTGTAACTATGCCTTTTAAGTCTTTGAATTCACTTTTTAACCAACTTGCGGCCTGTTGTAGTAGAGTTGCACCAGCACCCGGACTATAACTCCAAATGGTATAAAACACAGCAACCTGTTTGTCCTTGCCCATGCTAATCAAATCTTCTTCACATTCCGGAACTGTGCTTAACCATTGCATACAAGTAGCGGCCAGTATTTCTTCTCCTGCTTTGAGGATTAATATTTCTGCGGCTTCGTTAATACGTTGCTCAAGTGGAATATGCGGACGTACTGGATCGTCCTTGATTAGTCTGGTTAACGGATCAGTAATGTCAGTGATGTGATGTAATTCCATGGCTTGCTACCTTTGTATTATATGCGTATTTATTATAATATTATAAAAATACAATTACATAGAGATTACACATCATCTCCGGGCAAGTTGTTCAACAGTTCTCTCAATTTACTGCCAGCAACTTCAGCTTTGATCTTTGGCTTGGCCAGGTCAAATCCTTCTACAGGACTAGCACGTTCCCACGGAGCACTGGTTCCTCCAGTGTCATCCGCTGCCACAGTTTGTCGTTGTTTGATACTGTTGAGTAAACTTGATCCAGCACTGGCTTGTCCACTACCATAAGTATCTTCTTGTTCAAGATCTGTAATACGTAGCGTGTCGATATTAAATTCTAAATCAATCTTCATACCAACACCACTTGAACTACGTGTCTTCATCAGCTGGATTTGATAGCGACCACGTTCACGCATGGCACGACTTGTAAAGATACCAAACACGTTATCCGCAGTTTGGATTTTACTCAGTCCGCCACTGATATGACTGTGGTCAAACTCTACTTCTTCAACTGCTCCACGATTCAACTGTGCCGCTGTCACAAACACACAGTTCTTTTCCACTGCTAGATTACGTAATTCTTCCGATACATACTTGTCCTTGACAAACAAGTTTTCAGCTGAAATACGTTTACTTAATGGCATCAACAAGTCCATGTAGTCCACTAACAACACATCAACCTTGCGATCCATTTTGATTTCATACTCTTTCAAATATGCACGAATGTCGTTGGCTGTTTTGCCACTGGGCATGTACTTGACTTGCAACTGTCCCGACTTCTTGCCAATCATCTTAACTTTCATTTCCACATCATCAAGATTCTTAAAAATCTCTCTAGTGGGTATACCAGTCACCATTGCATCCACTCGCATACTAACCAATTCTTCACTCAATTCAAGTGTTAGATAGATTACATTATATCCAGCAAGAGCATAGTTGACACCAAGATTAGCCAAGAATAAGGATTTACCAGCACCGCTACCGCCCGCCCAAATGTTGAGTTCACCGCGGTTAAAACCTCCAAACAACTTGTCATCAACAGCTTTCCAACCTGTAGAAATTTGTCCATTTTTATCCTTAATAGCCATTAACCGAGCACGGGGATCTTTAAAATAATCTGTGCCCATGTCGCGTTGTAAACCAATTTGTACTGCCTGTTTGATCTTTTCTTCAACTGGACCGTACTCGCCTTTTTCTAACAAGTCTGCACTTTCTAGAATAGCACGTTCAAGACCTTTGTGTCGAGTAAATGTTTCAAAGTCATTCATCAGCCATTCAAAATGTTCTTCTCGTAAATCCGTGGCTGCTTTTAAATTACTGCCTGTGGCCGCATTTAAAATATCCGGCGTAGGCAACACATTGTTTTCAGTTACATACTTGGTTAGAAATTCTGCTGGCTCTTGTAGTTTTCTATCAAACAGTTTACTGTCAAAGATACTTTGGCAACGTACAAACGTACCAGCATCTGCCAACATCATTTCTAAATACACACGCTGAATATCGTATCCGTAATCAACATTTTGTCTTGCTTTATCTTTATTTTCACTCATACTATATTATACACTTTAATTAAACACTTTAACACCGTATTGGCTCTCGAAGTTCCGTGCATCTGCATGGTCATTTACTATGGGCTTGCCTTTGATATTCAAACTGGTATTGAGCAACATAGGGCATCCAGTTTTTGCATACCATAGTTCTAAGAGCTTTCTAAATGGGCTTCCGTCATCTGGCACAGTTTGTACACGGCTAGTTCCATCACGATGTACGATAGCAGGATATAAGTCGGGATGTTTGCAACGAGCAACCACTTGCATATACCTACTGTTATCCCAACCAGCAGGCATCTCAAAATACTGATCAACAAGTTCTTCGAGTATTGCTGGTGCAAAAGGTCTAAATTCCTGGCGTTGTTTGATGGCATTTACTTGATCTTTAATATCGTTGCCTCTGGGGTCTGCCAATAAACTTCGATTGCCCAATGCACGAGGCCCAAACTCTGCTGGCCCGCGGGCTAGTCCACATATTTTATTTTGTACAATATATTCTACAATTTCTTCATTAGTGTTACTGGTCTTCATGTTGAAGCCTAAAAATGGATTAGTCCAATCAGTATGCTGTTTCCAGTTGGGGTGTTTTGCCAACACTGCTCCTATTGCACTGCCTGCATCACCTGGATTAGGGTATATCCATGTTTTATCAAAGTATTTTCCAGTAATTCTATTGGCCAAACAATTCAATGCACACCCGCCCATTAGTACTAGATTACGCGACCCAGTCATGCTAGCGGCTTGTTGTAATACTCTTTCAAACGCCATTTCATACACAGCTTGAGTTGCCGCGGCAATATCAAATGTGTCGTTAATAATTAAATCAGGGCGCCACGATTGGCATCCACGATGTAAATTTTTCTTGATTCTAAATGCGTGTTGATAGTCATCGTTTGGCAAACTCACAAAGTCGTCAAGTATGTCTCTAGTGAGTTTATTAGGATTACCGTAAGCACTCATGCCCATTAGGATATACTCTTCTTCGTTGGGTTTTAAATGACAACGTTGCGTCATTGCACTATAAAATAATCCCAAACTGTTAGGATAATCTAAACTAGATAGCTTTCTTAACACATTACCATTACCTTCCCACAAGGTACATGTGGCAAACTCTCCAATGGCATCTAATACAACAACTGCGGCATTGTCCAACCCACTTGTGTAATATCCGGCGGCCGCATGGCTTTTATGATGATTCACGTAGGTTATGGGACAAGTAATTCTATAGTTCTTTAAATACTTCTTAATATTGTTGTCTTTCCATTTCCATCCTTGACCAGCAAATAGTTGTCTTGCAGTTTTAAGATAAGGATTCTCATACCAATACACACAAGAAGGTTCACCAAAACTCATAGCATGATTTAATAAGCTGGGAGATAAATTTTTATCATTTTTTATGCCGCTGAATCGTTCGCTGTGACTAGCAAAGACTAATTTTTCGTCACAGAACACTGCCAATGCCGCATCGTGACTGTTGGCTGATATTCCCCAGCTAATCATTTGTAGATAAATGGATCGCGTTTGCGTAATTCAGCTAGACGTTTTTTAAAACGTTTTTTCTCTTGCCATTTGTGCCAAGGCCATAATAAAAAATTAAGTATTGTGTTCATGTTCTTCCTTAAACCATTTTTTTGCCTTAAGTTGTATCTTAAGACTGTTTGATTCTTTTGCTGATACAATTAGATACAACGTGGCTAGTTTACCTAATTTTATTACAGCATCATTTATATCTTTAATGCCTGTGGGCCAGTCGGGCATACTGACACTCCACCCGTATTCCATTGCTTGTTCTACTGTTAATTTGCCTGCCTCGTCTCTATCAGGTACTAACACAAGTTCTTTGCCTAACTGCTTTAATAACCAGTTTTGACTGTCTTTTATTTCTGCACCTAACAAAGCACAGCCATTAATACTTAGTGCGTCAAAGGGCCCTTCGCTGACAATTACGAATTCTCTATCATTGGATTGTGCATCTAAGTTAAACACATACCCAGGCTGTTGCTCGCTTAGATATTTAGGTTTAGCATCATTTATAGCACGGGCAGTCCAACCTACTACTGCACCTTTGTATAAAAATGGAATTATAAGCCTGTTGCTAAACCCTATCTTCGGAGTCCAGTAGAATGGATATGCCCACGGATCTATTTTTCTTTCAACTAGGTATGCGTATGCTTCGGTAAATTTTGTTGGAACTGCATAGTCACCATCTGGAAGTTTTAAGAACGTGTCTAATTCTTCAAAACTAATAGCATCTAGTGGCAATGCTCTTACATCAAACTTTGGAATAATAGTTCGAATTTCTGTTGTACTAGAGTCGTCTAGTCTAAGTGCTTCTAGTCTAAGTTGTGAGATAGTTTCATCTGGAATATTTAAATCCCGCATGAATTTATTCATTTTTTGACTGATATGTCTGCCCGGTTGCCAACTGCATTTGAATCCACAATTGAAACAATGATAGCTGACAGCATCACCAGCGTTGACAATAAAACCACCACGTTGTCGTTTGTCGTCACAACAAACTGCATTGAAGCTGATCCAACCACTGGGAGTGGTTTTACGCTTTCCTGGAAGATATTGTCTTAGTGTATCGGCTATGAGGCTCATAGCACATTATACTTAATATGCAGTTACTTTGTCAACAGTTCCGGTTGGATATGTATTGTTAACACCAATCAATACCGGATCAATATATGTCCAAACCACACGGAAATAATTGTAATCACCAACTGGAACATTGTTAAAACTGCGTGTGGTAGTGGTAGCCACACTGGTAGTGAAAGATTGCAACGGTGTGGCATTTTTAAAAGACTCCACACTGATAGTGCTGTCTCTGGTGCCTTCTATGTGAATGGTTCCAATATAATTGGTCATAGCTACTTCAAAACCCATTTCAGTTGTGGCCACTGCTTCGTAAAATTTACATGGTATTGCACTGGTATGATTTTTAACATTACCTTGAAGATCAATTTCTCCGCTAAATCTGTCATAAACCACGTCATCTCTAAATGTTGGTAATGCATCACCTACCACTTCTATTTTGCCTTTTGCACCAAATCTACTGTCTGCATACAGCATCACATCCGCACCATTTTTTACAGCAGTCACACTATATGTCAAAAACTGATGGTTCAAATCCAGTAGATCATCTTCAGGAATAACAGTACTGGCAATGCCTTTATAGGTTGTTTGCGGCAACATTGGAGTAATTCTATAAGGACTGTTAGGCAAGGCATTGCCAGCCATGTCCATAACATTTAAACTGATGTTAGACAGTGTTGTCAAGTCAATTCTCTTTTGATCAGCGTTCTTGATGTCAAACTCTAGGGTATTATCTATACCATTGTAAATTTTTATTTGTCGTTGATACACGTTTGTATACTCCGTTGTAAATCCTGCCAGATTGGCTAATAGTTCAATTCTATTTGGATATAAATAACTTGAAATTTTTTGCATCTCACAGGAGTCCTTTAATAGTATTTATGGCAAAACTACGCGACAATATAGAACAAAACTTACCTTTTATCAGTGTAATTAACTACGGCGAAGAAGAATATGTAGGCATCATTATAAATCAAGATCAATTTGTCACAAGTTTTTACGATTTAAATGCTATCAAAACACCCGAAGAAAGAACTTTATTTTTAGAAATAGGCGAGATTTGGTGGTGGGAAAGCAACCGTCAATTTCCCATCAATATATTTTGCAAAGATCAAATATATGTGTTTTCTTATGCCATTAAAACATTCAACAGCAAAGACACCCGCATAGTACTGGGTCCGGTTGTTAATTTGATGAATCTAACGTTAAAACGTGTGAAACGTAAAAGTGTTCAACTGGTACGAAAAGTCCGTTAACTAAATCCGTAACTAATGCCTTCGCAGATTAGGTTCATCTGCACAACAATCACATGTGCATAGGCAATGGCATGTGCCTTCTTAAAATAATAATCACCGTTCTCAGGTTTGGTCCAAATTGTCTGGCCAATTTCTATCCAGGTCTGTCCAATCAGATTTTTCTTTGCTGGTCGGATCAAAGCCAGACACATTGCAAGCTCTTCGATACTTGTAGGTTTCATCTGTCTCATCAAGTAGCCATGCCCATTTACGTGGAATAGTAAATTTGTAAAGTCGTCCTGTAACAGTAAATCCCATAACGGTTCAGTCTCCATTAATTGTGTCAAGTGCTCTTTGCTTCGTACACCTTCATACACACTCACATTCAACAAGTCTATCTTGAAATATCCCCTATCCTCTGCTGATTTGTAATCAACAGTACTTAGTCCAGTTATGGGATTGTACGGAATAGAAGTACAATATATTCCTGTA